TACTACTACCACTCTTTAGAATATTAAGAATATTGATGTAATGCTGTAATACTGTATTGGTAGGATAAGGACATACAAGACAGACACTGTATTCTTACATCAATGTAAAATGAGTTTGGATGGGGGGTACCCCGGGTGTTTTTTTCGCTCTGGTTGCAAGCATGAAATCGAGCGTTTTCGATAGCATGTGAACATGAGCGATAGCGCTGATGATACCCCCGATTTGACACCCGCGGTCACGAAGCCCACACGGCCCCTCAATGCACGACAAGAGGCGTTCATACGGGAGTACCTGATAGACTTTAACGCCACGCAGGCGGCCATTAGAGCAGGCTACAGCACGAAAGGGGCATACGTTAACGGTCCACGTCTACTGCGCGATGCTCGTATAGCAGAGGGGATCCGGGCGGCGTCCTTGGCCCGCGCAAATAAAACCGACGTCACGATAGAAAAAATTATTCGGGGTTGGGAGGAGATCGCGTACGCACCTGACCCTACAGAGGGCACCCACGCCAGTAGGGTAATCTACCCACGCGATAGGCTTAAGGCGCTGGAGCTACTAGCCCGCTATAAGGGGCTATTCGTCGAGCGGCAGGAGATTACGGGTAAGGATGGCGCCCCTATCAAGGTAATGGCCAAGACATGGGTAGAGTTAATGCGTGAAGAAGAGGTGGACTAGGGGCTTAAGTAGCCCGTGGTCAACGCTATAAGTACCTGTAATTATAGGGCTTTTTCTTGGTGTGACAACATCGGTGTGACAACCAGTAAGCATGCAATCAACTAATCGCCAACGATATCAAGCACTTAGCGGGCAGCTGTCTACAGTCAATTTTACGTCAAGCTTGGTAGATGCGATGTGCTGGGCGACCGCCTCACGCAAAACCGACATCATCGATATGCCGCGCTCCCGGGCGTACTTGCGTATTTGTTTTTTGAGATCAGCCGGTAGTCGTAAAATGATCGTGGCCGTTTTCGGTCTGCGCTTAATCATTTATCGCGGCCCAGGTACACCTGCAGCTCGCCGCGCTCGGCAAGGTCGCACCCGGCCTCGATATTAATAGCTATCTCAGCGTGCAACCGGAGCAAATCGCGCATGGCTGGCTCTTGCGCCATCGCTACCACGACGCCAGCGCCAACGTAGCGCAACGATCGCAGCCTGTCGGCGCAACGACGCAGACCTGCGAGGTGATCCGCTATCGTCTCCACTTCGTCCAGCGCCTCTGCGAAAGCCTCGTCTGACATGGTCTCAATAGCGGCGGCGGTGGCCTCGGGTGCGGTGAGGGTCTCGATAACCTCGGGTGCGGTGAGGATACTCAACTCATCATCCGACATCTCGGTGGCTGCGGTGGTGAGGATACTCAACTCGTCATCTGACATGGTGGCCTCGGTGGTGTTGTAGGTCTCGGTGTTGTAGGTCTCGGTGAGGATGCTCAATTCGTCGTCTGACATGGTCTCGGTGGCCTCGGTGGTGTTGTAGGTGGTCTCGGTGGCCTCGGGTGCGGTGAGGATACTCAATTCGTCGTCTGACAAGGTGGCCTCGGGTGCGGTGAGGATGCTCAATTCGGCGTCTGACATGGTCTCAATAGCGGCGGTGGTGTTGTAAGTGCTCATAACCAATAGATACCACTCGTGATATCTGCTGTCAAGCCGAAAAGATACCACTCGTGATATCTTTTGTTTAACGGGTCCCATCGCGCGGGGGAGTACGCGCCCACTGGGTTAGCTTGCGCCCACGCTAGGATCTCGGCGGGAGTAGCGCTCATGAGGTGAAGCCGTCGTTCTCAGCGCGGATGGCGGCCAGCGTTTGGGTCAGCACCTCCACCGCTTCGGCCGCTGTGCTTTTTCCGCTTTGGGCTTTCTCGTTCGCTACGTCCCGCAGCTTGTTAATGCGGGTGGCTGCAAGGAAGAGCGCGCTAGTCTGGTCGATATCACGCTTTTTAGAAAACGCCGTGTGTACCGCGCCATATTGCCACTCTTTATCGATCGTCAATTTGAGAGGTGCGATAGCGCGTTTGGCTTCGGCCACCGCTTTATTGTGCGCCAAGTATGCCTCGAGGGCGCCCGTCGCCACTTTAGCCTCGAGCTCCAAGACAAGCTCACGGGTCATGCGGGCTACGCGGCCTTTGCTACCACCACACGAGAAACAAACGCCGTTAGCAATGTGGCCGAAGCCGTCAATCACGCCCTTACCGTCGCACTTGCCGCATTTGTTGAAGAAGCCGAGGGCGAACAAACGCGCCTTGATACGTTTTGGCTCCTTCGTCTTCAGGGCGGCTTCGATGCGTTGTTGTATGTCCATATAAGAACTGTACCCTTTCTAGTATTTATTGCTAGTCAATAAATCAACGATCGACCGACGGGCCAGGCACTTAGCTAGATGTAGTCAAACGTAATGAATTGAAGTCAACGGGTCCCATCGCGCGGGGGAGCCGGGCGCCCCCCACCTCTCGTTAATGGGCTTATGCGAACAGTATAAACTGCTTAGATTTTTTATAATTTAGGACGTAAAACATACTGCTTACTTTATCCCTAAGCGAGATGTCGCATAATAGGATATCCTGACCCGGGCACCTCCAAATTCCGTAAATGGGTACAGGAGGTGCACTTTACTGCTATTTTCTGCTTTTACTAAATCGAGAACCAACGATACCTTGTGTATGGTGGCTACGAACATCGTTAGTTGGACGTCCGAAGTTGTGGCGGAGATTGATAGCGGCCTTGACGAAGATGTCTTCCCCTACCGCAATCGAGACGAGCTACGCGTTAGAATCAGCGGCTTTGTGCGGCGCTGCGCCCTTTCCATGACTTGGACGTCTGAGAACAATGGCAAAGGTGGCTACTGGGTGAAAGCAACGGTTTTGATCGGGGGTCACCCCGTCACGATTCAGCGATTGGTGGACGAAAGCCGGAGCCAGCATTTAGATCTTGTCCTCATGTCAATTCAGCGGGAGCTAAACGACGTCATCGTGCGGTACGTGTTAACCGGGATTATGCCCCAAACGTAAAACCTAGCCCTTCTGCCATCCTGGCGGTGGATGGGGACAACCGCACAACAGCTCGCGCGCGAGCAACCAGTACGCTGGCTAAAGCAAACCTTCGGCGCCACCTTTTGGCAGCGTCAACAAGACGTGCTCAACAGCTTTAGGGATAACCGGGTTACGCTCGTGCCCAGCTGTCACGCCAGCGGCAAGAGCTTTACCGCCGCACACGCGTTTGACTGGGCGCTATACACCCACGGCCACAGCAAGGTCATATCGACAGCCACCACTTGGCATCAGGTCGAATCTATTCTTTGGAGCGAAATCCGAGCGTCTCACGTGCGCCATAAAGACCGAGTAAAGGCGGGTAAAACGCATTTATTGCACGATAAAGATCCCCTCACTACAAGTATCGAATTGGCCCCGGATTGGCTTGGCTTTGGCGTATCCACCAACAATCCAGTGAGCATGCAGGGGCAGCACGCGCGCGGGGGCGTGTTCATGATCGTGGATGAGGGGGACGGTATCGAGCCCGAGATATGGGACGGTATCAAGGCCAATTTATCCACGGGCGATTGTCGGCTACTGGTCATCGGTAACCCCGTCGACCCCGAATCCGTCATGGCCAAGATGTGCAGCGACCACGAAAACAGTATCATTTCGATTGACGCATTCGGCACACCCAATTTCACGGCCTTTGGCATCACGCTGGAAGACATCCGCAGCGGCGGGTGGACGCACAAGATGACCGGCCCGTTGCCGGCGCCATGGCTCATCACCCCTGAATGGGTAGCCGCCATGTGGCGGGAGGAGGGCGAGGAAAGCCCGTTTTTTATCTCTCGCGTGCTCGCACGTTGGCCGGACGTCTCAGAAGACGCTCTGATAAAGCAATCGTGGATCGAGAAAGCGTGGGCGCGCTGGCCCAGCGCGAAAGACGGTACCCCTCGCGCGATCGGGCACGACGTCGCGCGATACGGCGATGACAAGACGGTCACAGCTGTACGGCGGGGTATGAAGTTCTTCGTGGCCGCGACGGGCAATGGGCTCGATAGCGACAAAGCCGCAGAGCAAGCCATGCGTATCTCTGCGTTGGAGTTGTTGGAGGCGGGGAGCGACCGTGCCAACCGTCCGTCCATTTTCGTGGACGTGGCCGGCGTAGGCGCGGGTGTTTATGATATTTTGAAGAAGCAAGAGCGCGCGATCGCCGTCGACAATGCCACGCGCGCGAGCAAGCCCGAGAAGTTTTTGAACCGGCGAGCGGAAATGTACTGGAACTTTAGGGAAATGTTGCGCACGCAAGAAATTGCCTTGGATCCTACTGACCGCGCGCTAGCCGCAGAGCTACGCAGCATCCGCTACAAGATCGGCCACGGCAAAGTTCAGATTGAGGAAAAGGCGGACATCAAGAGGCGGTTGAAGCGCTCACCGGATCGCGCGGACGCGATTGTGTTAGCCGCCGGATCGGATAGTTCTACCGCGCTTGGGTTTCTTCAAGCCATGCAGGGTCGCTAGTTCCGCATCGAGCGCCGGCCGTGCTTCCCCTACCGAGGTGCGTCCGCCTCCCTTACTCCATGTTGTGCATGGTGATTTCGTCGTCATCAATCCAGCTGTCTTGGCGTCGTAAGTCTGCGAAGCCCGCGGCGCGGACCGCGTCATCCACGCTTTCTAGCAAGTCACTCTTCGGGTATTCCAGCGGGCGCAGGTCTTCACGGCGCCAAGCTTCGTAGACTTCTTGCGCGGTGTTCCCTTCGCCGCGGTAGATCTCTTCGCCGGTCTTTAGGTCACGAATGGCGAACACGCGGACTTGGGGGGCGCGATAATTAAATTGCAGCATTAGAGCACCGCCTTGACTGCGCTTATGCGAGCCTTTCGATCCGTTTGTAGACGCACGCGACACAGGGGGAAGCTGTCCGCCGTGTATTCCACGGCAAGGAAGGCGCCGCGCTCGGTCGCGCAGATAAACGCCACACACTTGTCAACGAAGCCCCGTTCAGTCGTCCCGCGTACCCAAATTTCCCAATTGTGCTTTTGCATTTCGGTTTCCATGTTCGCTCCCTGCTTAGATAAAATGCTCAACCGAACCATCCGGTTGAGCTATGGCCGTGATCTCAGTGCGGGTCTTCGTAGACGTCCAAACCTCAACTTTCAGTTGGCAGTCGACGGCGTATTGAATTGCGATTTCTATGGCCTCGCCAATGAGCGGTGTCTCATCGATATTGAGACCGGCGGCGGATACCGTGTGGCGTCTAGTCATCGCAAACCCCTTTGTTTCTCGCGTTAAATCGCGTTACGAATGGAGGTATTGCAGCCGGCGTGCCGCTTCCGGAAACCTAATGATTTCGTGGTTAGCGCTACTAAGGCACTAAATCTGGCAGGTCATAACGATGCGGGTGAAACAGGTTTAACCATTCCGTCTGGAACGTGTTGTGCCTGTATACAGGGATTCTTACAAATCTCCCAAATCCGGTTACAACTTACAAGATAGGCAGAAATACCCGTGTATTTACGGTGTCTTGGCGAGGTTGTTCCGCGACCATTTGCGTCATTTACGGGCTAGGCGGAAAATGAGCGGCTTTATCTAAACCCCGGACGCCATGCAGGATGGATGTATGGGCGAGATTAAAGTGAAAGCTGGGACGTTGTCCGCGCAGGACCGCACAGATAGCTGGGTGAACATGGTCAACGGCCTTGGCGATGTTACAAAAGACCGGACCGCCGCAGCCCGGTTCACGGGCGGGGCTACATCGCAAGTGAGTTACTGGGAAACTCTTTTTTCGGAAGACCCCCTCGCGTACCGCATCGCGGAGTTGCCCGCGCGCGAAATGTTGCGCCAGGGCTTTCGACTAGACCTCGGCGATCTGGATGGAACCCTACAGGCGCCCTTGATGGAGGACTTCGCTCGTCTCAAAGGTGCGAGCACGCTAATTGAAGCCATTGCGCTTGGTCGCGCGCTTGGTGGTGCGGCGGTGTTCATTGGCGCGGATGATGGTCGCGCCATGGAGCAACCGCTAGACCTGGCGCGCGTGCGACAGGTGAATTTTCTCAAGGTTCTGACCCGGCAAGATCTTACGCCTAAGGACTGGTACCTCGACCCTCTGAAGCCGAAGTTTGGCGAGCCCCAGACGTACGAAATGCAAATCCAGGCAAATGGCGGGCAGAGCGCCAAGACTAAGATCACTGTCCATGAAAGCCGTTTGCTTATGTTCGAAGG